GGAATACACCCCCACATTCCTAGCTTAATTAAGCGTTATGCGCTGTAAAAGCGTTGTCACCACTATGTCTAGCACCACTTCTCACAACCATCGCACCAATAGGTGTTCCGTTGGAGTGTGTTCCAGTTTTAGCGAGTACAACTCTTATATATCTGCTATTTCCGACATATTCAACACGGAAAACTCCGCCTGCTGTGTCAGGATTACCGCCTGCTGTACCATCTAATTTTAAGAAGATACCGCCTGCAGCTATAGTTCCATCTACGATGCCTGCTTGTGCAACATCAGTAAAAGTTGAGTTGTCATCAGATTCCTCTAATGATACTTCAAAATATACTGAACTAGATAGAGTGTCACCTTCTGCACCTACGTCAACTAACACTGTAGCTTTTTCGTAGCCTTGAAGATCAACACCTGTTCCATTAGCTGCAGCAGTTCTTACTGCACTGATGATAGAAACAGCAGGATTAATATTATTTGATAGGTCTTGCATAATTTACTCCTTTTACGCTGATACTTTTTGTTTAACAACAGCTTCAGCTTGGATAACCTGTCCACCAACTCTTCTTCTAGCAATGTATCTAACATTACCTGAAGTAGCTTGTGTGAAAGGGTCTCTCGTAACAGCTAAAGCAACTCTGTCTACAATCATGTAGGCTCTTCTGAAGTCACCAAACAATACAGGATAAGTTCCTGCACCAACGTCTGGCATATCAGTAGCTTCTACATATGGGTAGCCTAATATAGTATTAGGAACACCTGCTTGTAGAGACATACCTGCTTGGAATACATATTGTCCTGCAGTATCTTTTAGCTTTCTGATAGCTGATAAAGTTCCTCTATTGAAAACAAAAGAACCATTTCTGCCATACTCAGATTTGATGCTGTGAACCAATGTGATCAGACCATCAGCTAGTAATGTACTAGCATGACCTGAATTAGATTCGCCAACACTGCTATTAGTTAATAAACCTTCAGGCTTACCAACAGAGTTACCGCTAACAAATGCAGTACCTTCAGCTTTTGCAAATTGCTCTGCGAATTCTGATTGCATTTCCGACTCTAGATCAAAGACAGTATCTTCTAAGTTTTGCTCAGAGATATCCACTAAAGCGTAAAGTTCGTGTGCAGGTAGTTCCTCAAGACCTACTGTGTAACCAGTAGTTTCGGCTCTAGTCCCACTTTCTGCAACCCATGCTGCTGAGAATTGACCATCACGTTTAGGCACTTGGATTGATCTTTGTCCAGTGCTTCTTACTCTAGCTAGGGAACGAATAGGTGAGATTTCAGTTACAGTTTTCAGTAACTCTCTTACATATTCAGGTGGTGCTAGATATCCACCAGTGTTGTCATTGCTGACAGTTAATGCCTTTTTCTCTGCATCATCAAGACCTTCTAGTCCTTTTCTGCAGTAGGCTTCAAAAGCTTCAAGACCTTCGTCAATTTGCTTGGCTTCTAATCCTGAGTTTGGTCTTCTCATGACCGTTTCAAGATTTTCTACCTGCTCTTTGATTCCTTCTTGAGCCTGCTTGGCTTGTGTGATCTCTTGGTTGATGTCTTCTAAACCATTCAGCTTTTCTTCAATAGCTTCAAGTTTTGACTCAACTAAAGTATCAACATTTTGCCCTTTTTCTAGTGCTTCTAACTTTTCGTCATTTGCTTTTTTAAATTCTTCAAAAGCATGACCAATTTCAGAAACAGCATTTTTTATATCTTCAGACATAATTGCTCCTTAGAGTTTGGTTATAGTTAATGTTAATTGTTTAATGGCTTCTACCATTTCTGCATTATCATCAACCTCTCGCTGAGTAAATGCTTGGTTAACAGCTTTTGCTGCAACCTTTGCTTCTGAACGAGATAAGTTGAAAGCATCACGCATTCCATTCTCCCACTCCCTTATGGATATTTCCTCTCCCTTTACCTGACGAACCGTAGCTTTAGGGTTCATTGGGAAAGTTACAAGGCTTATCTCCATTAAGTCTACCTCTTTGATAACACGCTGCCCTTTGCGCTTATCATAAGAAACCTCTTTAGGGTTGACACGAAAGCCTATACTCAGACCATCCAATGCACCCATTTTTAATAATTCGTATGCTTCTTGACCTGCCTGTGTTTTAAGTGCAAGTCTGCCCTTAACATACAAGCCATGTGAATCTTCTCTAATTTCATCAAATACACCTATCGGCATATCTGATTTGTGTTGATATAAAAGTTTGACACCTTTTGTGCCTCTTTCTTGTAAACTCTTTTTAAATGCACCACCTTTAATAACGTCATTACCTAAGTCTGTATTGTTAAATACAGAACCATATCCTTCAAATACTCCGTCATCGGACTCTGCTTTAATTTCAGACTTAACCTCTATAAAAGACTTTTCATCTTTTTCTTCCTCGTCATAGTCAGACTCTTCAGTAGGTTGTGTCATGTCTTTGCCAAACTCAATGATATAAGAGTCATCAGTTTCCTGTACTGCTCTAACGTGCTTTTCGTCATTCTTTTTAGAATCTTCGTGGGAATCGTACTCGTCTGTACGGACAGCTAAATCAGGCTCATTAGATGTTAATTCACTGCTCATAGTGCTATCTCCAAATTTATCCCTATATATAGTATCTCAATGGTTAATCAGACACAACATCTTGTTCATCTGCATAAATAATGACACATCTACAATTTATTACATTTTTAGCACCACCTTTTGGATCACCTGCATAACCCATAGGAGTACCACCAATCAAAAAATCTTCATCCATACTTCTAGTCTGTCCGTTTGCTGCTGAGTGGGCAGACCTTGTTCTTAGGTCGCTAGTTGATATCCACTTCTTAACCATAGACATTCCTAAGTCTGTTTGTACTGTTTGATAATAACTGTGGTTAGCAAAACTTGCTGCATTGTGTGTTTCTGTTCTTGCTATGGTGGCTGCTCTGCCTCTAGTTATAGGTGTAACTTTGCTTGCTATATTTTGTGCAATTTGTGTAAGAGTTAAATTTTCTTCTCTGCCTTGTATAATTATTCTATTAACTCTGTTAGCTAATCTTTCTGATATACCGCTCAACACTAAAGTTCTTCCTGCATAGTAACTAGAAACTATGGCTTCAAAGTCCACGCTTCTACCCATCACAAAAACTTCATCTTCTTTTCTATTTAGGTTGTATATCTCTTCTGAACTTGCATACATATTTCTAAATACTTTTCTGTAATGTTGAGACATAGTAGGTAGTAATTCTTCATTAAGGTCTTGTATCGCTGTATTAAGATCAAAGACTCCAAACTCTTGATAGAGAAAAGCTTTGGTTCTAGCAAACTTACGAAACAAAGAAGTAAGCCTTCTAAATAGTTGTTTCTCTAAGTTATTACGAATACGCTGCTGTCTGCGTACTTCTTTTAAGGCACTGATTCTGCCTCTTCTTATATCCCTAAATTGCTTACGCGCTAGTCTCACTATATTTTTCTTAAAGCACTAAACCTATGACCTACAGTTACGTCTGAAGGTTCTCCGCCCTGATAGACAGTTATTAATGCAGCTGGATTCTCTTCACTACCATTTATAGTAAAATCTGTATTAGGTACTTTAAGGCTACCACTTCTTATAACTCTTTTTATTTTACCTCTTGCTCTACCACCTGAACTATTCCAAGAAACCATATCTCCTACTTTTAGTGCATCTGCTTCTGCTTTGCTTTCATTTTCTATTTGATCTCTTTTCTTTTTTGACCAACTAAAACCTGCATCACCGCCCCACAATGCCCATGCTATTCTTCCTGCACTTGGATAACCTTTCTCACCTTGTTTAAATCCTTCTGCTTGCTTATCTACTTCGTGCCTAGAAAAAAAGCTATACATTCTCTTAACAGTATCAGGCGATAAGTTCTCTCTTTTAATAAGTTGACTGGCTCTTGTTGAACCTACGTTAGTGCCACCTCTTCCAAATTCTTTTCTCCAATCCAATCCACGTTGTGCTTCTGCTGCCATGCCTGCAGTTGGTTTGAAGTCTATATCTGATATTGCCTTTTCATCTTCTTCATCATCATAAGCATCTAATTCATCTTCTATTATAGGATCGTCTACAGGTGTTACATCTTCTGTACCTAATGGAAATAGATTAGCAGATATATAAAGATCATCAGCGCCGTCAATAGGTGATAGACCTATTTGTTCTCTTGCTTCGTTTCTAGTCATTATGCCTTCTTTAACCGCGCTTGTTACATTCTCATATATGCGTTTAGTTCTTTCAGCTAAGGCAGGTATCTTGTCAATATCAAAGTAAAACTCTAGGTTCTCTCCAAACATAGGGACTAACCATTCGTTAAGGTCTGATTCTAATTTTCTTAGATGTGGAATAATTGTTTCTTCATACAGTGCAAGTCTTGCTTCAGCTACGTTTGCATAAGTCTGAGCATCCGACACACCGACTAACTGACTTGGCACTCCAAAACACATAGCTATATCTGTTGCTGCCATTTGTTTAAGATTAAGAAAGTCCATATCTTTAGGACTAAGTCCCATCTCTTTCCAATCAAAGTCACCTTCTAAGAGTAATGGTCTACCTGCATTGGCAGTACCGCTAAATCTATTGTTAAGGTCTGTAAGTAATTGTTGTCTTTGTGATTCAGAAAGATTAACAGAGAATCCTGCATCATCTTGTGGTTTAAATACAACCGCACCACTTGGTCTTGCTCCATTGCTTAGTAGATTAATGTTGTGCTTGCCTGACATGTTATGCTGATCAACTTCTATAGCTGCAGCGGACATAGGTGATAACCCATAGAAGTCATCTAAAGGATTCCATAGTTTTATATGTTTTACTTCACTAAACCCTGTTGCTTCTTCTACAGGATAAGTTGCCTGTATTCTTCCATTTATCACATATTCGTACCTGTCAGGAATTGGTTTACTGCCACCTTTAATGTTCATTCTGTCAGGTCTGAGTAGATGTAACTCTTTAGGTGTTCCTTGGTCTGATCCTACTTTAAGAATGTAAGCGTTACCGCTAAGAAGTAAAAAACCAAAAATGCTGTTAAAGAACTCACTATGTGATTGCAAGGGATTAGGTCGGCTCATAAGGGTGACGATAGGGTGACTATCTAAGACCTGATCCCCTGCTTTCACCATAAATGGTACTGCGCTAGCACCTTTGGCTATTTCATTTACGCATCTATAAACGATGCTGTTTTTCATATAGCCTTCTTCGGCTAAATCTTCGTAGGAATAATTTTTTGACTTGGATGTACCAACTCCAAAATATCCAACCATGTTACCTACATCTTTCTTTTCAGAAGGTTTAGGTATGAATGCATTTCTTATATTGTCCAGTATTGTTGCCATTAGCTAATTCTCCAATTTATATCCCCTCTTGATTTGCTTAGTTCGGTTATACCCCATACTAAAGCATCAAGTCTATCAGGGGAAGGTCTGGTTTCACCTGTATAAGAACACATTTGTGACTCTAACTCAGCAAAATATCCGACATGGTGAACTCGCTTCTGCTCGTATAAGGCGCTTACAGGCTCTGCTCTTGTGAGTTTACCTCTAGTTGCCCTTACTGACCTATAAGGTATATTACTGTCTATACCTCTTAAAAGTCTTTCTACCAAGTCTCCTCCGTTGTTGACTTCTGCTACTATTCTATCAGCACCCCACTCATAGAAGCAATCAATAGCTACTCTACCCCATTTATCAGGTGAATACTTTCCAGAAACATCTTCCAATACATAGTATCGCTCATTGTAATCTTTACCTACCACAACAATGCCTGTTTCATCACTATTCTCGTTAGCTGTTACAGCAGGGTCTATAGCTACAATTATTTGTTTTAAATCTCTTTCTTCATCTTCATGTATTCTTGCTTCTTCTATCATGGAGTTTGACCATAAAGCACCCTCCATATCCTCTATGACTTCTGCATATAATTCTTGTCTACCTAGTGTTGTACCTTCATATCTTTGTTTCAGCATTGTTAATGCGCTATCTGCTAAGTTAGCTTCATTTTCAAATGTACTGCCGGATGTTACTTGCACATCTTCTCTTAAAATTAATTCTTTTATTATTTTTGTTGGTTTAGGTGTTGTTGTTATTACACATTGTGGATTATCTCCAAGACGCAAACCAAACATTAACTGATCAAATGCTTCAGGATATCTCCATGCTGCCAATTCATCTGCCCATGCTCTATGGAACTGTGGTCCTCTTAATCTTTCTGGTTCTGATGCTGCATAACCAATTATTTTAGAGCCATTATGTAATCTTATTTCAGAGGTACTTTGTGAGTAACCTTTTCTATCTTTCTCTTTGCTAAAACAATCATCAGGAATAATTGTCATTAAACCACTTGGTCCACCAAAACAAACTCTTCTTAAATCTCCATGTGTTGGTGCTACTACTGCGCTAATAGTGTTTGGATTTCTTAGTGCATATAATGCTATGTCTTGTGCACCTGTTCTTGTTTTACCCCAACCTCTGCCTGCTAATATCAGCCATATATAATGTTTTTCTTTTGGTTGTAGTTGTTTGGCTCTAGCTGTTTTAAGCCATTCAGTGTACAGGCTGATCGTTTCCTTCTCTGCGTTTGTCTGCAACTGTGTCAAGCAGTTCCATAGCTTCTCTGAAGGCGCTGTTTTGTAAGTTTCCATTTATTTCTACATTATGTGTTACTTCTCCAAGTGCTAACTTGGCTAATCTTTGTGCTGATAAGGCAGCATTTGCTAAAGCGTGCAATTGGCTTGGTATAAAACCTTTTTTTCCTTCATTTAATTCATGATTATTCTTAGCCAAGTTTTGACCTACTGTAGTTAATAAGGCTTTGGCTAAATTTATGCTATTAGTGTCAAATTTATGTGATTCTTCTGTTAAATCTTTCTGTCTTTGTTTATCTA